GAAGGAGAAGATTTTTTTAAATTAGAACCAATGAAAAATTGTGACTACATTATATCAAATCCACCGTATTCAGTAAGGAACGAAATTTTAAAAAGAATGTTTAGTTTTAAAATACCTTTTATGCTATTGATGAATACAAATGGTATATTTGACAGTAAAGTTAGATGGGAATTGTTCAGTGAAAACAATTTTACTTTGTTATATTTAAGTGGTAGAGTTAATTATATGAAAGAATATGGAGTTGAAGAAAAGAGTTCTCCACCATTTCAATCAGCATATATTTGTAGTGGTGTTTTTAAAGAAAAAATAAAATTTGAAACAAGAAATAAATAGGAGGAAATTAAAATGAGTATCAATAATGTTATATTAACAGGAAGACATGTAAGGGAACCAGAATTAAAGTATAGTCAATCAGGAATGGCGTTTTGTAGATTTAATTTAGCTGTAAATAGAATGAAAAAGGATGATCCAGCAGATTTTATAAGTTGTATAGCGTTTGGTAAGACAGCAGAACTTATAGGTGAGTATATGCACAAAGGTGATCCCATGGGAGTTGTAGGAAGAATACAAACTGGAAGCTATGAGAAAGATGGAAACAAAATTTATACTACAGATGTTATGGTTAATAGTATAGAATTTATAGGAAGTAGTAATAAAAATGCTAAAACAGAAAACAGTAAACCTAAACCTAAAACTGGATCTAAACAAGAAAACAATTTGGAAGAAGAAGATGAGTTCCCATTTTAGGTATATATTAGCACTAAAAACAACAAGGAGTGATTAAAAATGAAAGAAAAAGATAGAATAAGGATTTTAAGAGATATAGAGGAATGTAAGATAAAAAAAGGGGATACAGGAATTATAAAAAAAGTTGGAGTTGGATTTGTGACTTTAATTGTAAATGGTACTATGATAACAATAGGTAAAGTAATGTTTGGAATGTTTGAAATGATAGAAGAAGAAGTTAAGCATAAAACTGAAGTTAAGAATTGGTCAGATTTATATGGGTTAAAAAATGATAAACCTGGAACAACAATTTTCTCATATAAAGGAGTTAATATAGATTTTGACAAATATTCTATGGAAAGTCTAGAAAAAGCAGTCAAAGTTATAAATTCTTTAGGTGGTAATTATGAGTTTATAAAAAAAGAAGTAATAGATACTCTTGAAGACTGGGAAAAATTCCAAAGTGAAATATGTGAAACTGGATTAATTTACAATAGAACTTATAAAAAATTTACTGCAATTGTAGAAGAAAATTATAGAGTTAAGGAAATTGAGATTATCACAATAGATGATATAGAGAAAAAATACAATGTAGAATTGAAAATATTAAAATAAAAACTAGAGACCTTTAATTAGGTCTCTTTTTAATTTAAAAATAATTTGAAGGTGTGGTATTATAAAGTATCTAGTGAAAGTTATATATCATCGTAATTAGTAACTAGAAATATTTTAAAAAGGATGATGAAAAATGAAAAAGATTAATAATGATTTAGTTAGTTTAACAACGCAAGATGTAGGGAAAGCGATTCCAATAACAAATACTTTGATAGTTGCTAAAAAATTAGGAATTGAACATAAATCAGTTATACAATTGGTTAGGAAATATAAAAGTGATTTTGAAGAATTTGGACAAGTCACATTTGAAATGCGACTTATTAAACACAAATTAAGAAATCAAAAAACAGAAATAGCACTTCTTAATGAATCTCAATTTATGGTTCTTATAACTTACTCTAAAAATACGGAAAATGCTAGGTATTGGAAAAGGCAATTTGTTAAGCAATTTATGAATATGAGAATAGAATTAATGGTCAGAAAAGAAACTAGGCATATAGGAATCAATGTTAGAAAAACAATGACAGACAGCATAAAGTTAAATGTAGACGAAAACACTAATTTTAAAAAGTTTGCTTATTCTAATTATTCGAAATTAGTTTATAAAAAAGTATTGGGGAAAACTGTAAAAAAAGCTAAAGAAGAAATAGGATTAACTACAAAAGACAATATAAGAAACCATTTTTCTGTAGAGGAATTAGAGCGAGTTCAGAAAATAGAAAGTAAGATAGCAACTTGGATAGAAGCTTGGAAAGATTTAGAAATGACAGATAAAGAAGTATATGCAAAAATAAAAGAGAAAATTGATACAATAAAATAATTTTTAAAAAGAGACTCCTAACCGAGTCTTTTTTTAGTACTTTGACTTTATATGAACTAAACTAGTATAATGTAATGGGGTGATAAAGATGGAAGAAGAAAAAAAAATAAAAAATGAAAAAAAAGCTGGAAGGAAAAGTCGAGTAGAAAAAATGTCGAAATCTCATGTAGAAATTATGAGTTCTTTATTTAGATTAGGATTTGGGATTAAAACTATTTCTGATTTTACATTCTTGGGCCTATATAGACAAAGGTTGACAGTATACTTAGATAATAACCCAGATATAAAGAAAGTGGTAAAAGAAAAGAAAAAAATGACAATGGCACAAGTTGAAAATAAAATAGAAGCGGGATATATAATAGAACATGAAAGTTCTATTGATGAAGTATCTTTTGAAACTGATAAACTCTCTGAAATACAAAGAAAAATAGATGAATTATCGATTAGAATGTTGAATGGAGAAGGAGATCCTAAACTTCAAAAGGTCCAACTAGAAAACTTCAAAACTTTAAAATCATTATATGGAGGACAAGAAGGGGTATCTGGTACAATAGAAGTTGATATGTTAGAAGAGAATACTTACTATGTTAAAAGGGATGGGGAACTTGTAACGTTGGCCACTTTAAGAGATATAATATTAGATAAGGATGCTGGTTAAAATGAAAATATTAGAACATCCAATAATAAAAGAATTAAAATTAGAAGGATTGAAGAATTTACCAAATATTTTTACTGAGTTTCAAGATGAAAAAAAATTTAAAAAACATGTGGGAAAAGTAATAATAGATGCTTTAATTGAAGAAAGGAAAAGATTATGGAGAAAAAAAGGAATACTTAGAAAAGATAGAGAATTTACAGAAAATGTAGCTTGCTTAATGACAGATAAGTTCTATGGAGATACTATATTTGACGCTTTGAGAGATGAATCTTTTAAAATGGTAGAATTATTTTTTAGGATTAGAAATAAAAAAGGTGTTATAGTACCGTTTTTCTTTAATGAAGCACAAAAAATATTTGTTACTGAATTTGCAAAAGAGATAAAAAAGAATAAAATTTTAAACAAACAGACTAAATTTATACTATTAAAAGCTAGACAAGCTGGTTTTTCATCAGTTGCAGTTGCTATAAATCTAGCTTCAATGATTATACAGTCAGGATTTAATGGATTTTTATTAGCACATGATGATGCAACTTCTAAAGATCTACACTCTAAAAAAACTATGGCTTATTTTGAAGAATTACCAGAATGTCTAAAACATCCTACAAAATATAGTAACGCCAAAGAAATTATATTTGATAAACTTAATTCAGAATTTAAAATATCGACAGCAGGTTCGTCTCAAACAGGAAGGGGAGGAACTAAAGGAGTAATTATATTATCTGAGTTTTCTTTCTTTGTAGATCCAGATGCAATTTTAGCTGGTGCAGGTTCAGGACTTGCAACTGATGGAGTATTACTTATAGAATCCACAGCTAATGGGATGAATGGGTATTATAATTTATGTAAAGAAGCTATGAACGCTATAGAAAATAATTATGAACATGAATATTTTTTATTGTTTATTCCATGGTATAAGACTAAAGAATATTGGAGAAAATTTAAAGATGAAGATGAAAAAAGAATATTCTTGAAACATCTAGAAAACGTTGTCCCTTATAGAGGTATTCCAACTAAGTTTATGAGAATATTAAAAAGAATATATGATGAAATAGGATTGGAATTAGAGCAAATATATTGGTATTTATCAAAGTATCAAGACTACACTACAAACAAAGAGTTGATATTCCAGGAATATCCTACTTGGTGGAGAGATGCTTTTTTATATAGTGGAAGACCAATTTTTGAATTTGAAAGATTAGAAAAATTAATAGAAGAAAATACAGGAAGGAAATATCTATCTAAAACTTTTGAACATGGGATAGTAAAGATATTTGAAAAACCTAAAAAAAATGCTAGATATGTAATTTCAGCCGACGTTGCAGAAGGACATAATTTAGGAGATGATTCAGCTTTTACAATTTGGAAAGAGGTTGATGATGATATGTCAATTATGGTTTGTAGTTATACAGGAACTATAGATCCTATAATATTTGGACAGTTCTTAGTTAGTTTTTCTAGTATGTACAATGATGCTTTAATAGCTCCAGAGGTAAACAGTATGGGATTAGCTACTGTAGGAGAAGTCAGAAGATTAGGTGGTAATATTTATAAAAGAGAAAACTTAGAAAACACTAGAGAAGATTTGACAGCAGATTATGGAGTTAGGACCACAGCTTCCACAAAGAAAAGATTTATTTTGAATTTTGGTAGATGTGTTAATAAAGGTTGGGCCATATTTAATGACAATGTTATATTGAGGGAAGCACAATTATTAACAGAAGATGAAAGAGGAAATATAGAAACTAAAGGTTCGGATATATTTATGGCAGCAGTTATAGGTTTATATGTTATAAGATCAGAAAGGTTTTAGGAGGTAAAAATGGAATTAAAAATTGACTTTTCTAAAAAATATATGGATAAGACAGAAGAAGAGTTAGGAGAGATACTAGAAAAAATGAAAGAAGAAACAGCAGGAAAATATGCTTATGGTGAAGAAATAGTAGATCTACATGATTTTTCTGAAACTGGAATAGAAGAAAAGATAAGAAATAAAAGAGAAATTGAAATATTATGGATAGAAGATAGAATAATGTTTGGTGGAGCTATAGAATTGGAGATGGAATAAAAATTAAAAATAATTACAACAAAACTAGATACAATATAGTCTATTTTTTCAATGAGATGTGGTATAATTGTATTAAAATGAAGACAAAAGGAGGAAAAAGATGAATTTTAATGGTAGTTTTTTAGATTTCTATAATTATTCTATGATGGTATCTAGTGTTATTAATGGAAAAAATAGCACAACTTTTAACTTAGAAAAATTAAAAGAAGTGTTTTATGCTAAAAAATCCAGAGCATATTATGCAAATGAAATGTATATGTTGGGATTTGGGAAAAGAGATATATTTAAATATACAATAGAAGATTATAACCCGATACCAAAAACTGTATCTGTAATGGTAGCTTTAAGTGTTCAAAAGGGCATATATCCGATTTCTAAAAAAAGAGATGAGATAGAAAGAATTTGGAATCATAATAAATTAGAAAATATACTTTATGATAAAATAACTGAAGCTTTACTTACAAAAAATTTAGTTGTAGAATTATTTTCTAAAAAAGATCCTATAAGTAAAGAGATTAAAACAGAATGGGTGTTCCATCCTATAGACAATTGTGAGATAAAATATGATGGTACAGGAAAAAAAATTATATACGCTAAAATAGAAGGTTATACAGAAGAATTAAAAGCAGACACTGAATTGTTTGAAAAAGTAAAATATACAAGAGAATATTTTAATACTGATGAATTAGCTATAGAAAAACTGACTGATGAAAGAGGCAATAGTGTTACCTATCCTTTAGTTTGGAATTTTATACCTATGGTCCATAAGAAATTTGATTATTCATTAGATACAGCATTTAATAAAATAGATAGAATAAATGAATATGAAGCTCAGTTTGGTAAAGTATCTGAATTTAATAGTGATCCTATAGTTACTGGTAGTAAGACAAAAAGTTTTACTAAAGGAACAACAGACAAATTAAAAGATAGATTCAATGGAAGAAAGATACTCCATTTAGGAGAGGGAGAACTGAAATATTTAGAACTTAAAGGAAGTCATTTAAATGCTTTAATTTCTAAACAAGATAAAATAAAATTAGATTATGAGAACGAATATCCTGAGTTTGTGTTAGCAAAAGTATTGAGTGGATCTAATGTATCCACAGAAACTGCTAGTATAAAAATGACAGAAGTTACAGCAAAAGTGGATTCTTGCAGATCTGATTTAAATCAATTTCTAAGTGATCTTTCTATCAAGTCAGCAGCTATGGAAGGAATTTTTATTGAAAGTGATGATTATAAAACTTATTTTTATGACATAGTACCGACAGCAGACACTATAATTGTTAATAATTTAGTTGCTTTACTTACTAATAATCTTATAACTCCTGAAACCGCAGTAAAGGTTATTCCTGAAAAATATGTATCTGATCCAATAGAAGAATACAAAAAGTTAGTTCCTTTAATAGAAGAAGCTAAGAAACAACTAGAAAACGAGAATAAAACAGAAAATAAAGTTGAAACAGAAGAAAATTAAAATAAATCGATTAAAATGTAAGTTTTTTTTGCATATTAAGTAAAAATGGATTATAATTACAGTATGAATGGGAATTACGAGAAGTAATTTTTATTTGAAGTAAAATAATTACTGAGGGGTGAAAATAAATGAGAACAAACACGATGTTAAGATTTTTAAGTGCAATGTCTGGAATGTATGGACCTGAAACTGAAATCGGTGGAGCTGGTGGTGGAGCTGGTGTAGAAACCAAAATTGAAAATAAAACAGAACCAACAATAGAAACTAAAGCAGATCCAGAAATTGAAACCAAAGTTACTATGACAGAAGCAGAAATGACACAAAAAATTAATGCTGCTTTATTAGCTAAAGAACAGGAATTAATAGGATTAAGAAAACAAATGGAAGCTAAAAGTAAATTAGAAACTTCAAAAGCTCAGACTTTAGAAGAAAGAGAAGCTGCAATAGTGGCTGGAGAAGCTAGAGTTCAATTACAAAGTTTAACAGCTTATAGAACAACAGAAGCTACTAAATTAGGTATTCCTTCTTATTTTCAAGATTCAATAACTATAGAAGCGAATGATACTCAAGAAACAATAAATACAAAGATAGGAACATTTAATTCTTTATTAGAAACTTTTAAAAATGAATATGTTGAAGATTTAAAAACTAGAAAAATAATTTTAACAACTGACAGTCACAATTCGAATCAACCTAAACCTGGTGCATTAGGGGCTTCGTTAGCAGATGCACCAAAAAGGAATATGGGAAATAAAAATCCTTATTCACAAAGAAAATAAAAGGAGGAAAAGATTATGAAAATGGTTAGAAAAGTCGGATTAGGTTATACACAAGTAGCTTGTTTTGGCGAATTAGGATTAAGAGTTCCAATTAGAATTGATGTATCTGATACAGCAACAGCAGCTAAACTAGAAGCAATCGGAGATGGAACAGGGAACATGTTATTAAGAGCAGGTACTCCATTAGGAAATGCAACTGAAAACATATTAGATACACCTAATTCTATTCAAACGTTTGTAAATGGAGTTACTACACAAGTGTTGTTAGCACATGATTTAGTTGTATATCCAGAAGTAGAAGAAATTAATGCTTCGGGAGTTGTTGAAGGTGTGGTTTATGAAAATAAATTACCAGTTGCCATTGAAGCAGAAGCAAAAACAGCATTGAAAGATTGTGTTTTCAGAACTATAAGAGATAACGGATAATAGGAGGTAAAAATTATGCAAGGAATCGATAAAATAATGCCTGATGTAAAAGTCAGTATTTATAACTTAGTAACTTCAGCAGAAATTATAAATTATTATAATAATCAATATAAGATGCCAGTTGAAGAAGGAGGTTTTTTACTTCCAGATGGACAAGAGCCATTTTTAGGAGATACATTATTCTCTGATGCAAAACAAATGGGATTAGATTTAAAATGGATAAAAGGAAGTGGAGGATTAGCAGTAGCGCTTAAAAATGTAGCTTTTGATTCATCAGTAACTCATAGAGGAAGAAAAAAAGCTGAATATTTTATGACAGAAATGCCATTCTTTAAAGAAGCTTCAAAAATGAATGAAAAAGATAGACAAGAAATTAACACTTTACTAGATCTTTCAGTTAATAACAAAGGTTATGATCTTCAAAAGAGAGCTAAACTTAAAATGTTATTCAATGGATTTGCAGATCTTATTATAGGTGCAGCAGTTACAAGAGAATATATGAAGATGGATTTATTATCTACTGGAACTATAACTGTTGTTGGTGATGGATCTAAATATGAATATGATTATCAATTAGATACTTGGCAAAAAATAACATTAACTGGAGACAGCAAATGGGACGCACCATTAACAGCTCAACCTTTAACTGATTTAACAACTTGGAAAAAACTTTTGAGAACTAAAAAAGGAGTAATAGCAGAAGCAGTTATTCTTAATACAGTTACTTTAGAACTTATGAAAGCTTGTAAGCAAGTTAAAGACGCATTAATAGTTAATGGGCAACCAATGGGAATGTTACCAGTTACTGATTCAAGAGTATTTAATCTTATTACAGCTGAAATTGGTTTAGATGTTTATGTTTATGACAAAATGGCTAAAACTGACAATTCTACTGAAAAAGGATTTTGGCCTGATGAAGTTGTTACTATGATCCCTAGAGGAGAAATCGGTAAAATGTACTTTGGTACTACACCTGAAGAATCTGACTTAATGAGATCCGTGAATGTAGCTGATGTAAATTTAGTAGATACTGGAGTAGCCGTAACTGTTACTAGAAACACTGATCCTGTAGGAGTAGATGTAAAAGTTTCACAAATTTGTTTACCTTCTGGGGAAAACATGGATAAAGTAGTTATAGCACAAGTAGTTGCTTAAAAAAATTAGGGAGGGGTTAATTCCCTTCCCTTTATTTATTTAAAAGAGGAGTGATTAAATATGGGAAGAAGAAAAATATTTGTACCTAAATATCTTGATAAATCTGGACTTTATAATTTCAGTAAAGAAAATTTTCCAGATATAAAATTTGGTAAAAATTCTAGTGTAGAGACTGCATTAAAAAAGTTGATAGAAATTTGTAAAGAAGAAGAAATAGATTTAGAAATTGAACCTAGGGAAGAAAAAGAAGAAGAAGTAGTAATTAAAACTAAAAAAAATAAGTTTTATACTTTAAACACTCAAGTTATGTGTGGAGATAGAAGTGTTTTAAAACCTGGAACTAGAATAAAAGAAAATCATAAAGAATTTAAAGAATTTATGGAAAGGGGATTTTTAGAAATTGTAGATCTAAGTGATTATATTGATTAGTGCTAAAGATCTAAATGTTTGGTTGGGGTTAGAAATCGAGAGCCCTGAAACTGATGACAAACTGTTGTTGCTGGTAAAAAGAGTTACGATAGATTTTAAAAATTATGCAAAAAGCAGAGGAACAGAAATAATTGAATCTGAATATGAGAATTTATCATCTGCGGCAATCGCATACGGTGAGTATCTTTATAGAAGAGTTACTGGTTCTATAAAAGAAGTTGATTTAGATGTTTCTATTAGTTTTGGAGAAGCTCAATATGTGTTCCCGCCATCAGTAGAATCAGCATTAGATTTATTCGTAAGAACTAAAATAAATGTAAAAGATATAGAAGTAGAATGTCAAGTTGTGTAGGAGGTAAATATGCCTTTTGTAAAATCCAAATATAAAGTTATTGAAAAACAAGAAAACCCTGACTATGTTCCTGGATTTTCTAATGAAGAAACTCAAGAAGTTGTTATTCAAGAAGTAAGTATGAAACTTTCTTTTGGAAGTAGAGAAGGACAACTTAAAACTAAAACTACTAAACAAGGTATAAATAGTGTTGGAGAGTTTATGGGGTATGTGCCTTATGGATGTAAAATAGTAGTTGGGTCAATACTTGAAAAAGCTGGAAATTTGTTTTCTAAAAAAGATCCAGGGTACGAAAGATGGTTAGTAAAGCATGTAGAAAAAAATAAAATACACAAAATATTGTATCTTGAAAAATTGGATTAAAGATATGAAAACTAATAGAAAAGAAATTATAAGTGGGTTGAGAACTAAACTAAAACAGGATATGAAAGATAAATTTTCTATGAGAGTTGAAAGAAGTATTGAAAGATATAGAGAAGAAGTTTTGAAAGTTATAAATATGTACAACACTTTTGAGTTACAAAGGTTTTCTGGAGATGCTGTAAAAAGAATGGAAAAGAATTATGGAAATGATCCGCTTATAGATACGATGAAGTATATGAGGGGATGGAAAACTAGGATAAGTTATTCTAGTGGAAACAAAGTTATTGGTATACTCTATAATAACGTTTACTATGCTAAATGGTTAGAGGAAGGAACAACTAAAATGAGTCCTTTTAGAGTAGGTATTATAGCATACGAACAATGCAAAAAAGATATAGATGCTATACTGAGAGGTGATAAATAAATGGATATAACTAAAAGTTTTATAGAAGAATTAGGTAAGATGAAAAACTCTATTGGAGGGAACATTTTGCATGAAGTAAAACCTATAAATAATATGAATGATACTAACTTTGAGTCTAAATATTTGTATGGGTTTGTAGAGCAAGTTTTAGGAAGTGGTTACAAATATTCTGATGATAAAGAAGCTAGTATAATAGTTACGTTTGTAAGTTCGCATTCAAACTCAGAAGAAGCACTTATCATGATAGCAAATGAATTTTATGAAAAGTTTAATATGAAAGTTTGGGATAATGTAATTTATTGTTCAATTACGAACATTAGTTCTATCCTACCTATCAAAATACCAACAGTAGGAAAGATAAGGCAAGCTAAATTGGTGGTGAGATTCAAGTGATATCAATAATAAAACAAGAAATAATAGAATTAATGAAAAAACATGTAGAAGAAGAAAATATAAAATTTGGTGATTACGAGTATTGGGAAGAAGAAAAAAATAAATCTATCTTAGTAGAATGGATGAATACTGAAAGTGTGGCAATAACAATTAGGAGAAAAGCTGATATAATTAATTTAAATGTTTATTATTTAGAAAATGTTCCTAATGATAAAGATAAAAGTTTGTATTTAGAAAATTTAAAAGAAATACTAAAAGAATTTACAACAAATTTTAATTTAAATAAACTATTAGTAAATATGAGATTAAACACTAGTAAGATTGAAAGAAAAGAAAGTAATAACAACAACTTTATTTCTAAGATTAATATAACAGGGCAATTGCCATTATAGGAGGTTAAAATGAACATAAGAGTAGTTTATGGTAAGCAAGTAGGTAAAATGTTAAATGAAGATGGTAGTTTAAATGAAGTGAATAAACCAACTTCGTTTTATGAAATGTCGGCAAAAGATGTAGGATTAAAACCAGAGATAAGTAAAGTGGAATCTGAGGCTTTTACAGCTTCTAGATTCGCAGGTGATGGATTCGTTTCTAGAGTTAAATTAGCTGGAACGATAGATTCAGAGGTTTCAAGGTTGATGTTGCAGAATATTCTTCCTAATGCTTCTTTTGAAACGAATACAACAGGAGTCTTTGTTCCTAAACAAGGAATATCAACTGATTACTTTATGATTGTAGTAGAAGATTTAGATCAAGAGTCACATGATATATATTATGATTGTATAACTAACATACTAACACTTTCTATGACTAAAGAAGCATACATAGGGCTTTCATTAGATATGTTTGGAACTAAAGCTTCAGTAGCGGATGGTTTATATAGTTACCCAGTAGATAGTCCTGTCGCGATAAAAACGGATGAAACTTTAAGAGCATTAGATTTACAAATGTTGTTGGATAGTACTGACAATTCGTTCTTATTATCTTCAGTTACTTTAACAATAGATAATAGTTTAGAAGATAGAGCGCCTATAAATTCTCCATATACAAACAGAGTGGTTAACACAGGGAATGCAACTATAAAAGTAGATGTAAGTTATGATTGGTATAGAAAACAAGATTATATAGCTTATTTTAACAAAACTACTGAAAATACAAAGTTTTCTGGAAGTTTAGTTTTAACTACACCATATGGTGCTGATGCAGGTAAGAAAGTTACGATTGGTATGCCTAATATGAAATCTAGCACGGTAACTAGAGGAGACTTAACAGGTGCAGGGACATTAGATACTTCGTTCGACGCATATTTTAACTCTGCTGGAATAGATGCAGATACAAAAGCACCAATTACCTTTACATTCGAGGCATAATAGTATAAAATTAAATAGTAATAAAAAAACTGGAGGGGTTTAAAAATGGAAAAAGAAAAAATAATGGAAGAAGTTAAAGAAGTTGAAAAAAATGAAAAGGCTAAGAAAAAAATGTTTGTAGTAAAAGGTATGAAAGAATTAAAAGAAAGTAAAAAGAAGGAAATTGTAGGAGAAATAGTTGATGGAGATAATGTTTCTATTGAAAGACCCGGAGGAACTAAAATAGTTTCTAGAATCTTCCTTACTTACGGAGAAATCCAAACTATCAAAAAATTAGCTTTGAAAGGATTTAAAACTAAATTCAAAGATGGAAAAGTAAGCCAAGACATTGATTTGTCTGCGTTGTCAGAGTTTAGACCTGATACTGATAAAGGTGTTCAACTTTTATTAACGGCTATAAAATCTATTGATGGGAATGAGAAAGTAACAAAAGAAGACATAATTTCTATTACGGATACAGAGATTATAGAAAATTTATTAGAAATTTTGTTAGAAGAAAACGGAATGGCTGAAAAGAAAGCTGATGAAGAAAAAAACGATTAGAAACTGCTCAAGTAGCTGCATTATTACTGACTTCATCAAAACAATTAAAAACTGATAACCAAGAAGTTTTAAAAACAAAAAAAGAAATGGCTGAACTTAGATTCAGATGTAAAATAAATTTCAACGGAACTTGGGAGTTTGATTGGGCTTCTACTAAATACGGAATAGATCACGAATTATATGTAGATGTAGAAAGATGGAGGTTTTTGTTGATGATGATTAATAGTGCAGTATACGAGAACAGTAAAAAAAATAAAAAGAAATAGACTTGCTTTTAGCAGGTCTTTTTTTTTTAAAAGAAGGAGGTAAAAGAATGTCTGAGAGTGTAAAGTATGAAATAGAGTTAGTTTATGATAATGCGAAAAAAGCAATAAAACAATTTGACGCTGATCTTAAAGAAGTGGAAACTACTGTGAAATCCATAGAAAAACCTTTAAAAGAAATTTTAGCGTTATTCAAGCAACTTGGATCTTCTAAAGCTAGTTCAGAAATTAAAAAAAGTTCTGCTGCTATTAAAGGGATGAATACAGCATTGAAACAAAGTGAAAGCTCGACAAAAGCCGCTAGTACATCGACACAACAATATACATCTAGGATTCGTACATTTAATGATGCAATACAGAGATTACAAGGTAGAACTGGATTTATAGGATTAGCTTCTTCTGCAATAGGTGGAAACAAAGCAATGTTATTGGCACTTGGAGGAGCAACTTTATTAATAGCAGGATTAACTGTGTTACAAAGAGTTCTAACTGAAATAGGGAAGGAAATGCTTACTTTTTCAAAAGAAATGGCACAAACTAATACAATTATGGCTGTATCTACAGAGGAATTAACAAAATATAAACATGCTTTAATAGAATTGAGTTCAGAAACTAATAGTGGATTAAAAGAATTAGCTAAAGGGTTATATGATGTTACCTCAGCTGGAGTATCTAATGAACAATCCATAGAAGTACTAGAGAAAGTTACTAAAGCTGCGAAAGCTGGAGCCTCTAATGTTGCTACTGCTGCAAAAGCTTCTATATCAGTTATAAATGCTTATGGACTTAGTGTAAGTGAACTAGATGGAGTACTAGACGCTCAATTCCAAACAGTAAAACTTGGTATATTAACTTATTCTGAATTAGCGAGTATAGTCGGAGTTTTATCGGCTACTGGAAATACATTAGGTGAAAGTTTTGATAATATATCTATCTCAATTGCTACATTAACTAAAGGTGGATTAAGTGCAAGTGCTGCTGGAACTTATTTAAACAACACTTTACTTGAAATCTCTAAAAAATCTGAGAACTTAAAAGCATTAGGTGTAGAAGTTTATAATCTTGATGGACAATTTGTAGGTTTAAATTCAATAGTTAATCAATTAGCAGATGCAACTGAAGGTATGTCGGATGAACAAAAACAAGCTTTATATTCTCTTTTAGGATTTACGAAAAGAGGGGAATTAGGAATGAAATCTTTAATTTCTCAGAGAGAAGAATATAATAATATAACAGAAAAGTTTGGAAATAAAGAAAATGCAATGATGGAAGCATATGCAAGAAGTATAGATAATTTAGTGGACGCTTTTGGAAAACTAGGAAAAGCAATATCAGGACCTTTGAAAGAAGCGTTTGTAGATATGGAACCTGTTTTAATCAGGATTTTAGGTTTAACGACTAGTTTTTTAGAAAACACATTTAAAATAATGGATTTTATGAAATGGACCAGTGAATTAGGAATTTCTTCTGATGAAAGAAAACAATTAATGGAACGTACAAATAAAAATTTATATGCTGGAGATTATGAAAAAGAAAGTTTTGTAGATGGAGCTGGTACTTCAGATTATGCACTTCCAGGATACGCACAAGAAGCTATGGTTCAATATAAAGAAATGTTGAGATTGCAAACATTAGAAAAAATGGAATTAGAAAAACAAAAGAAAATGTTAGAAGAAAGAAGTGTAGAATTAGAAAGAATAGATAAATTATCTAGCCTTACGAATACCAGTGAAATAGAAGTTTTGAATAGCAAACTCGCAGTTTATACTAAGGCGTTAAACGGAACAGATGATTTAGACAGTAAAGACGCTCAATTTTTAGCAGATAAGATAAATAGCATAAATTCTGAAATTGAAAACTTGAAAGATCAAGAAACAAAAGCTAAAGAACTTCAAAAAGCACAAGAAAAAAATGCAGAAGAATTAAAAAAGATCCAAGAAAAAGCTGCAGAAGTTGCGTTAGCAGAAGCGGTTAGAAAAACAGAAGTAGGAGCAAAAATAGATATTTATGAAGAATCAGGAGATGTTAGTTCTGCTTTAAAACTAAAAATATCAGAAGCTAATAAAGAATTTGAAGATAGAATATCTCTTTATTCTCAAGACCAAATTATAACAAAGAAAGAAAATCAACAACTTACTTTGTTATTAGAAAAAAGAAAGGAATATGAAACTCAATTAGCAACAGAAACGGAAAATATAGCTGCAGCAACTGAAGCTGATAGGATAAAAAAAGAAATGAATAAAGCTGGAATATATGAAGCACTAGGAGATAATGAAACAGCTTTAAAAATAAAAATTGCAGAAGTTAATACAGCTATAGAAAGTCAAATTGAATTATATTCTGAGACTGAAGGTATAACAGAAGAACAGAAAAAAACTATTGAAGAGTTGAATGAACAAAATAAAGTATATAAAGAAGAATTAAAAAAAATAACAGATACCACTAAAGGTGCTGGAGATGAAGTAAAAACTTTCAGAGAACAAATGGAAGAAATTGGTGATTCGTTAAGTAAAACTGGAAGTGCGTTAAGTTCATTAGGAGAAGCTTTCGGAAGCACTGGATTACAACAAGTTGGTTCTGTAGTTAGTTCATTTGGAGCTGCAAGTGATGGTATAGGGAAATTGAGTGAATCTATGGATGCTTTGAGTGCGGCTGGAGATACAGCTAGTTTAGCACAATATGGAAGTGTATTATCAAGTGGTCTAGGTGCAGCGAGTGCAGTTGTAGGTGTACTTCAAGGAGTAGGAAGTATTGTAGATAGTATGGATTCTGGTGAAGTTGAACGTGGTGCAGAAGAATTAGCAGAATATAATGAAAATACAGCTGCTTTACAAGAATTAACAACTACATTGCAAGAAAACATAATTAGTGTTAGAGAATTAGGAAATAATTTAATAAAAGTTACAGCATTAATTCCTACTATTGGTAAAATTAGTAGTGGAGAAAATATATTTAGTGGTATTTTTAGCGGATTAGAAGAAAGTGAAAAAGAGTTTGGTAAACTTTCCATCAGTGCTAAATACAAAAAGAAAGGTGGTTGGTTCACTAGCAGTAAAAGCACAACTAGAACTTCTACATATGAAACAGAAGATTTGTTAAGTATGTTAGGAATGGACCCTACAACTTTAGATATGTCTTATGAAGCGTTGAAAGAATATAGAGAAGCTTTAGATGTTTTTAGTTATGATGTTTTAAAAAGTATGTCGAAAGGCGAAAGTCCAAAGGACAATATATTGTCTGATTTAATCGAAAATCCGTTTACAAATTTAACAATATTTGGTGGATTTGGTTCAGCTATGTTTGGCGGAAGCTGGAAATACAAAGGTTTTGAATCCAATATAGAAAGTTATAAGAAGAATGTCGATGCTTTTATAGAAACTATGGAAG